AAACAAGACGATTTATTCAGAAGATAAAAAAGCAACACAATGGGATGTAAAGCCTACCAGGGAAGATTTGGATATCGTTAAAAATCCTTGCAAATTATTTGTGATTTGGGGCGGCAATTATTTTGCAGATAGTTTGGGAGCTTGCCCAGGGATTTTAGTTTGGAACAAAAAGACAGGCAACAACAGTTATGCTGATGGTGAGGCAGCATTTTCAAACGTAAGCGGAACCATGCGAATTTTTACACACCAATGGTGTGGGGCATTTAAAGATTCCGAAAGAGGCCAAAAGGCTATGCACCCAACACAAAAACCGCTTGAGGTCATAAAATGGTGCATCAACTTGGCTGGCGATGTGCAAACCATTCTTGACCCATTTGCCGGCAGCGGAACCACTGGACGCGCTGCCAAGGACTTGGGCAAGCATGCCGTTCTTATCGAGATGGATGAACATTACTGCGAGATTGCCGCTCAACGCATGGCGCAAGAAGTTTTATTGTGATAGTTGAGCCGCACACATTTGACCCAGAGCCCGAGCAAGAGCCCGACTGTGCTGTTGCGTGCGCGGATGCGTTGATTGCCATTGTGGAATACTTGGGGCAATTAGACCGGCGCCCAAATTCTCAGCGCGTGCGCGTGGCAGCGCTGCAAGTTGTGGTTGGTCGAATGACGGTTGAAGTGGCGGCTAACCAATACAAAGTCCATAGGACAACCATTTACCGGCACGTCAAGCAACTGGGCGACCAGCTTGGCTTGCAATACATACGCGGCGAGCTTAGGGCAACCACCCCCCCCACTAAGGAATCTCTTAACGGCTAACCAAAGGCAGGTTTCCGCGCACGAGCACGCTGTAATCGCATGACCACCACATCAAACCGCACAAACGCAAAGACTTCCAAAAGCCAAAAGCTTTTAGGCATCAATGACGTCGCCCAAAAGCTGGACATGACCTATCACGAAGCGCGCAACTTTCTGGTGCGCGTGCCGGTTGCCAAGACTGGCGAACGTGGTGCGCACCTTTACCGACTTGAAGACATCACAAAAGCACGCGAAGCCAACGCGGTTGAGGCAAGCAACGAGGCGCAACCAGGCACCAAGGAATGGCACGAGGTTGAGAAGATAAGGCGCCAAGTTGAAAAGCTAGACGTTGAGCTCGAAGGGATGCGCGGCAAGGTGTTGGACCGCGAAGATGTGCGCGCCGGCGTCATGGCTATTTGCCAAGAATTCGCCAAGCACTTGGACGAGCAAGAGGCCAAATTGCCGCCGCTGGTGGCCGGCCTGACGCCAACCGAGGCGCAGCCCATCATTGCGCAATACAACACCAAGGTGCGCGATGCCTTGAGCAAATATGCAGCGAATTATTAAAGAGTGCTGCAAGGTTGCATTTGCCGAGAAGGATGCCTCGACTATTCCAGAATGGGCGCTGGAGCATGTGCGCCTGCGCGAATCGCCCTATGGCAATCAATTTAGAGCCAGTGAGACGCCTTGGCTAATTGAACCGCTGGCAGCCTTTGCCGACCCAGGCACGGAGGAGGTGGTCTTAAATTGCGCCGCGCAGACCGGCAAAACCGTCTCGATGCAAGTGGCGACCGCCTGGGCAATAGCCAACCACCCAGGGCCAACTATGGCGGTGATGCAAGACGAGGATGCTGCGAAGGATTACAGCAAGGAAAGGCTGATGCCCATGCTCGAATCATGCGCACCCATTCGCGAGCAATTCCCGCGCGACCGGCATCGCAAAACTAACACCGAGTTATTTTTGACGACTTGCACGTTGAAGCTTGGCGCCGCTAACAACAACTTTTTGCGGTCTTGGTCTATCCGCTGGCTATTTGGCGACGAGGTAAGCGCCTGGCGCCCTGGTATGCTGGCGCGGGCACGCGCAAGGACAACACGCTATTGGAACCGCAAACACTGGTTGTCCAGCACGCCCGAGGAAGAAGGCAGCGATTTTGATGCGGCATTTCAAGCGGGCACGTGCGAGCATTGGCACCTGCAATGCCAAGGGTGCAACGAGCTCTTTACGCCGGCATTTTATGAAGTGGTGCGCTGGGATGCTAACGAAACCACCAAACCAAATGGCGTTTGGGATTATGAAGAGGTCGCCAAGACGGTCCGCATGGTTTGCCCCCATTGCGACCATGCCCACAAAAACACCGAGGCCAACTGGCGCGCCATGAGTCGCGGCGGCTACAAAGCCAGCAACGCCAACCCAACGCCAAGGGTGCGCTCGTTTAGTTTTTCGCAATTGGTTTTGCCGCCTTCAGTCATGCCATGGGCCGATTTGGTGGTTGATTTCTTGCGCGCCAAACAGCACGCCGCCGCCGGCTATATTCAGCCGCTGCGCGAATTTGTGACCTTGCGCCTTGCCGAGCCATGGAAAGCCACCAACCACGTCGACATTGAAAAGGTGGTCGTTAAAGATTATGAGCCAGGCGCCGAATGGGAAGACGAAGCAACGCGCTTTTTGACGGTAGACGTGCAAGCATACTTGGAGGAATTCTGGGCGGTTTGCCGGTCATGGAGCAAAACAGGCGCCAGCCGATTGCTTACCTTTCGCCGCCTTACCTCATTTGAGGACATCGAAAACATGCGCAAGGAATTCAATGTTGCGCCACAACGCACTTTTTTGGATGTGGGTTATCAGCGCGCCAGAGTGTTGGCTGAGTGTGGCCGGTATGGCTGGATGGGGATGCGTGGTGAAGATGTCATAGATTACGCGCACAACATCAATGGGCACACCGTGCGCCGCATGTTTAGCAAGCCCACGCGCGTGAGCGCTACAGGGCGCACAGCGCCGCCGGTATTTAGATGGTCCAACCCTACGACCAAAGATGTTTTGCAACTGCTTAAAAGCGGCAAGAGCCACCCTTGGGAAGTGTGCGACCTGGGCGACTTGGCCGACGAATATGCAAAACAAATCGACAGCGAACGCAAAAGGGAAGTGCTAGACAAGCACGGTCGCACCACATTGCGCTGGATTTCTTTCCGCGCAAATCACGCTTGGGATTGCGAATTGATGCAGGTAGTTGCCGCCTCAATTGCAAAGCTTTTCTCCACCGCTGACTAAGTTTTGCGACAAATTGCCACCTCTTTATAGATGGCAAGCGACATCAGCGGATTTCTCCGGCTTCAATCAGATTCATGGCTTACGACCCTCCAGCAGAGGGTTGCGGATGCTATATTGTCTGGGTCCGTTTCAGTCAGCTTTTCCAACGCTAGCCAGAGCGGCACCCGTGAACTCGTGATGCCAACCGACGAACTGGCCGCGCAACTTACCCCAATTTTAATTGAAAAAGGCATTGTGAGCGGCACCAAGCCGGCGCGCATGACTTTTGCACGTTTTTCCAGATGAGCGACCTTGTTGACCATAACGGGCGCCCCATCGCCTTTGATGCAGCGCCCAAAAAGCGCGCCAGCATTACCAGCCATTATCGCGGCACCGAGTCCAACCGTTTCCGCACTAGCCTGCCTTACATTGTCAGCGATATTTCCAACACCTTAAACCGAGGCGCCAGGCGCCGGTTGATGGGTTTTGCACGCTGGCTCTACACCAACAACGGCATGGTGCGCGGCGCGGTCAACGATGTTAGCCGTTACGCGCTTGGCCCTGGATTAAAGCCACAAAGCCAAGCCGGCGATGTTTCTAAGGATTATGAGAGCTATTTTGCCGAATGGAGCAAAGTTTGCAGCGTTGACGGTCAATTTACCTTTGGCCAAATGCAGCGCCTTGCGTCCATCCGCATGGACGTGGACGGCGACATTGGTTTTTTAATGGTTGGCCGGCAAGATGCGTTTCCCCAGCTGCAACTTGTAGAATCTCACAACATTCTAAGCGAGGGTGCCCAATATTACGGCGAAGGCCATGACGGCGTGAAAGTGTCGCCCGCAGGCCGGCCCACTGCTTACACGGTTAAAGATGGCGATGATTACCGCTCGATAAGCGCAAACAATTTCATTTTGGTCTATGACCCCGACCGCGTGGCGCAGTTGCGCGGAGTGTCAGCGCTTACCCACGCCATTGACCACATTCGAGATGCTGTTGACATCCTCGAATATGAGAAAGTGGCCGTAAAAATGAATAGCGCTGTGGGTCTCGCAATCACCCAGCAGGCTGGCGTTGCTGATGATGGAACCAGTTTAATCGAAGACGGTTATGCCGCCGCCGACACAGGAACAGTGCCTTGGGACACATTTCAGCCCGGCATGGTGCCCCGGCTTAAGGTTGGCGAATCCATCGAAAGTTTTGCCAGCAATAAGCCCTCGCCGGCATTTACTGGATTCCTCGAATACTTGATTCGCGATGTCGCTCTTGGTCTTGGCGTGCCATACGAATTCGTCGTCGAACCCAGCAAACAAGGAACCGCAAGCCGGTTCATTTTAGAAAAAGCGGCCCGCCGATTCGAGGAGCGCCAAGACCTTTTAATCTCACGCTTTTGCAATCGCGTTTGGGGCTGGGTAATTGCGCGCGGCATTAAGCGCGGCGACTTGCCGCCAAGCGACAACTGGTGGCGTGTGAACTGGCAGGCACCCAAAAAAATCACGGTGGACCTTGGGCGCGAAGCTAGAGCCAACCAAGACGCCATAAAGATGGGCCTTCGCACCATGCGCGAGGATGCCGGCGAACGCGGGCACGATTGGCAGGACATGCGCGACCAAGTTGAACGCGAAGCCAGCGACCTGTTAGAGCGCGCCAAGCGCTTGGCCGACGACTACAGCGTGAGCATGGAAACCGCCTTGCACCTTTTAAGCCAACGCACACCAAACCCAGTTTTTAATAATGAAAGCGAAATTGACGCATAAGTTGGCCAACGAGCCATGGGCCATTCGCCCAGAATACCACTCCACGCTCGTGGAGGCCGCGCGTGCGTATCACTACGAGGAAGACGAAGACGGCGGCCCTTATGAGCCACCCACGCCGGAGGAAGTCGACGGCATTGCCATCATCCACATTCATGGCCCCCTGGGCAAAATGCTAACCGATTGGGAATTGATGTTCGGAATGACCGATTACGACGACATTGCCACCCAATTGGCCGAGGCAGATGCCAACCCAAACGTGACCGCCATTTTGCTGCATATCGACTCACCTGGCGGCACCATCACCGGCTTGCCCGAGCTTGCAGCCAAGATGCGCGCCGTTGAAAAGCCGCTTGTAGCTTACACCGAAGGCACTGCCGCAAGCGCGGCCTATTGGATAGCCAGCCAAGCCGACAATGTGCTTTTGAGCCAAAGCGCCGAGGTTGGCAGCGTGGGCGTTTATATCGCCTTGCTTGACCAAAGCGAATATTTGCGCAACCAGGGCCTGCGCGTCAACGCCATCGCCGCCGGTGAAAACAAGCTTGATTATGCGGATTTTAAGCCATTGAGCGACGAAGCGCGCGAGCGCCTGCAAGCAAACGTCAACAAGTGGCACGACCGCTTTAAAGACGACATCAACGTCAAGCGCACTGTGCCAGAGGCATCAACCACCGGCCAAGTATACGAGGGACTTTCTGCAGTTGAGGCGGGCCTTGCAGACGGGGTGATTGACGACCTTCAAGACGTGATTGCGCTGATGACCAACCTTTAACAATTCATAACAAAACACCATGAAAACCATCCTTGATTTAGTCAAAGCCAACGTGGAGCTCTCCAGCCTATCCGGCAAATTGGAAGAAGCCACCGAGGCAAATAAAAACCTACAGGCAGAAATCGAAGGCGCGGCAGCAAGCCACGCCGACGAGGTTGCCAAGCTTGGCGCACAACACGCCGAGGACATCGAAGCGCTTGAGCAAAAAGTCAAATTGCTTGAGGAGACGAATTTACTTCTTGAGGAGGCACAGCAGAGCGCCGCCGACAAAGCCGTTGAAATCGCGGCAAGCGTAGGCGTTGAAGCCCCAGTTGAGGAAGCCACCGAAGAGCCGGCACCCGAGGCATCTATGGACACCTTATGGCAGCAATATAATGCCATCGAGGACCGCCAAGAGCGCCGCGCTTTCTACCTTAAAAACATCAAAGAAAGACTCTAAAAAATGGCCAACACACTTGGGGGCATTAACATTGCCCAAATTGCCGAGCAATCGCTCGATTATCTATCCACACAGTTTCATCCGCTGCGCGCTTTTGCTCGCGATTTTTCGACCGACATCAGCGGCGCCGGCGAATCTGTAACCACCCGCGTGCCTTCCAGCATGACCGCCGTGGACTTGTCCAGCGGTTACACCGCGCAGGATGTCACGTCCACCGCCGTCACCGTGACCTTGAACAAATTCAAGGGGCACAGTGCTGCTTACACCGACATGGAGGTTTCCAAGGCCGGCAACTTTGATTGGTTGTCTAGCGTATTCTTGGCGCCCGCTCTGGAGGTCACCCTTGACGCCGTAATGGACGACTTGCTTGCGCTAGTTTTAAACGCTAACTACAGCGCAAACGAGGTCATCACTGCCGCCAACTTTGACGTGGACGAAGTGGCAGATTTGGCCGCCGACCTTAGCACCTCCAAGGTGCCCAAGAGCGAGCGCGCTTTGATTCTGCCGCCTTCTTACTACGCCAGCATTCAAAAAGATGCTATCGTGCAAGACGCTTCTAGCTACGGCACCCCAGCCGGCGTGCAAGAAAATGCTGCGCAGCGCGTGCATGGTTTTAATCTCTACGAATACACCGGCATTCCAACCAACAGCGAAAACCTTGCAGCCATTGCGCTGCATCCTTCCGCCCTGTGTTTGGCTGCCCGCCAGCCTGCCGCACCTACCGACGGAAGCGTTGATGTTGCGGACATCCAAGACCCCACCACCGGCCTGCCTATCCAGTTGCGAACCTGGTATGACAACACCGCCGGCAAGCATTACTTGTCCATGGGTGTGCTTTACGGTGTTGCCGTTGGAAACGGTGCCGCATTGAAGCGCATCAAATCTGCTTAATAATATGGCAAACACTATCCAGGGAGTTCACCTTGAGGCTGTCAGTGAGCAAATGCTTGATTTGCTTTCTGATAACTTCTTTGCGTTCTCTCTGGTTAGTCGCAACTTCTCAACCGAAGTCAGGGAGCGCGGCGACCGCACAGTGACCCGCGTTCCCTCTTCGGTCACAGTTAAAGATTTGTCTGCTGGCTACAGCGCCAGTGATGTGACAAGCACAGCAATCGAAATTGCCTTATCTAGCTTTAAAGGCTTTTCGATGTCATTTACCGACTTTGAGATTTCAAAACTTAAAAGCCCGACCATTTTAGAGCGCACCTTTTTGCGCCCTGCAATAGATGCCACCGCGCGCGCTGTCTCTGATGATTTGCTTGGCCTTATTACGCCCGCCGCTTTCAGCGCCTCCCAAGTCAGGACTGCCGCCAATTTCGACAGTGATGACCTGGCAGACGCCGCCAGCACATTGACCACCAATGGGTGCCCACGGTCGCTGAGAACCGCGATGCTTAACCCGTCTTACACAGCAAGCCTGTCTAAAGACGGCGCCATCATTGACGCCAGTGCCTACGGCACAGCGCAACCAATCCAGGAGGGCGAGCTTTCAAGCATCCATGGATTTGGTGTTGCCGAATACCAAGACATACCGACCGGCAACAACCTGCAAGGATTTTACTGCCACCCGTCCGCGCTATGCATTGCAGCGCGCCAGGTAAGCCGCCCGACTTACGGCAATGTGGAAGTCATCGA